ACGGCGAACGCGCCACCGTATTTTTCGGCAAACGTCAACCAGAACCGCAGGCCGCCTTTTTTGAACAACGCGGGCCAGTAGCACAGCGCCAGGTCGGGCTCGCCGTAGGGGTTGCGGTAACTGGCGTCTTGCCGGGGCAGCAGGAATTTGGCGGGCGGCAGCGGGATGCCCTCCAGCGGCTGCTCGCGGGTTCTGAAGCGCAGCTGGGACTCGGCATCAAAACAGAACCACTCGGGCGGCTTGGCCTCGACCACATCCACCCACAGGCCGCCGGTGCCGGGGCGCCAGCTGACCTCCAGCGGCTGGTAGCCGTATTGGCAGGCGTCCAGCGCCTGGCGGATGAGGCGCTCCGTATCGAGGTCGGCCAGCATGGCCTGCACGCTCTTGGTGGCGCGGCTGGCGGCGCGGCCGCGGTCGACGTCCCAGGACAGCGCCAGCACGGCCGCTTTGCGGCGGCGGACGCAGGCGCCGACGTGGGGGTCGCGGGCGATGTCGCGGTAGACCCGGATGTCTTGCCCCAGTTGCTTGAGCAGCGGGTCGGGGTTGGGCAACAGGTTGCCCATAACTGAAAAATCGAACGCCGCCATGCGGGTGGCGATTTCGGAGCGGATGGGGAGGATGGGGCGCATGGTTAACCGTAGCCTCTCATGTCAACGGTGGGCCTGGCCAGGCGCGGCCGGCTGGCGATGGCCAGCGTGCCCATGCCGCTGATGGCCAGCGCCCACAGCATGTGCAGTGCGTCGGGGCCGTCGTCGTGGTCGGCCATCGGGAAATGCACGAGCTGGTCCAGCAGCACGGTCTGGCTGGGGTGCAGGCGGATGAGGCCGTTTTTGATGTGGGGCTGGATGCTCTCGATGCGCAGCAGCTTGTCGGCAATAGGCTGCACGCCGCGGGCGGGCACGGGGATGCCGCGGGCCGCGCTGCGCTTGATGAGCTCGGTGCGTAAAAATTCCTGAAACTGCACCGTCTCGATGGACCAGACCACGCAGCGGTAGAGGCGCTGCAGATCGATGACGTCTTCGATGATGCGGTCGGGCAGGCGCTTGCGGATGGCGGCCTCCACCACATCGAGCACGCCGGTCTCGCGGTTGAGGCCGCCCACCAGCAGCGCCGACGGGTCGCGGCTTTTGCCGGCCTTGCCCAGGCTGGGGTCGCACGCGCCGAAAAAAATCCAGCTGGGCAGCCGGTTGACCCAAAACTGGATGATGCCGCCGGCAAATGGGGCGTTGTCGCCACTCACCGGGTCGTTCTGGTACTCGGAGTCGAACGTCAGGTAACCGTCCCGGGCGCGAATGGTCATCAGCGCCAGCAGCGGCCGCGCGGCCCAGCTGACGACGCTGCCTTCCAGCATGGTGGCCTCATGGGCGTCGTAATAGGCCTGGGCGGTCTCTGGGCCGTCGTTGCGCAGCAGCTCTTCCCAGCGCTGCCACAGATCCATGCGGTCGGGCCACTGCAGCAACGCTTTGAAGCGGGCAGTCTTCCATAGCGGGTTGGCCAGCGTGCGGCTGAGCACGCTGTCGTAGTGCAGGATGGTGCCGATGTAGATGACGTCGAACTTGGCGCCGGCACCGCCCAGCGGCAACACGGTTTTGGTCAGCCACTGCTGCAATTTGTCGCGCTGGTCGGGGCTGCGCACCTGCTCGTCGTTTTCGATGTCGTCGAGCACGGCCAGGTCGGGCCGGTAGGGGCCATGACGCAGGCCGCGCAGCTTTTTGCCGGAGCCCGCCACCTGCACCTTGGCGTCGCCGCGCGTGACGATGGTGCCGGCCTGCCAGACGCGGCCCTGGCCGGCCTGCTCGGCAAAGTCCAGCGCCAGGCGCGGATTGAACGCCAGCTCCGACTTGATGGCCTCCAGCATGGGGTAGGCCTGGTCGATGCTGTCCATGACGATGACGGCATAGCGCTTGCGGCCGGTGACCAGGCACCACAGCACGAACAGTTGGCTGACCAGCGTGCTCTTGGCCTCGCCGCGCGGGGCGGCGATGGCGTCCAGGCACGAGGCGGGGCTGGCCACGATCTCGGGCAGCCGCGTGAACAGGTACTCGTGCAGCCGGCTTTTGTGCGGGCTGCGGATGTAGTGCGGGAAATAGGTCCGGACGAAGTATTCGAAATCCACGTGCGCCCGCTGGCGCCGCGCGCGGCTGGCGGCCGCGTCGGGGCTGAACCCGCTGACCTCGGCCTCGATGCGCTGGCGCAGCTGGGCCGCATAGGCGGCCAGATCGGCGGCGGCCTGTTGGGCGGTGAGGCTGTTGGCGCGGGCCATGGCGGCAGCCCTAGCGCTGGCCCGAGGCGTAGGCCTCCATGGCGGCCACGGCCGGCTCGGCCGCACTGGGGGTGAGGCGCAGCAGCAGCTCGACAAAGCCCTTGATGGCGGCGGTCTCGATGGCCAGGCGGTCGGCCGCGGGCATCAGCGCCCGGGCGGCGGCCTTGGCCTTGCCCAGGCTGTCGGCCAGGCTGGCGATGGCTTTGGCGGTGTCGATGGGGTCGGGGGCGTTGCCCTCGGCATCGGCGGCCTGCTGCAGCTGCGCCATGACCGCCTCGGCGCGCAGCACCAGGGCGGCGGCGACGCGGCCCATGGCGGCTTCGATGCCGCCGCCAGCGACGATGAGGCTGGCCGCCTGGAACTTGTCCCAGTCGTCGCCCTGCAGCAAAGCATCAGCTTTCCATCGACGCGCGGTGCCCAGCGGCACGCCGGCTTTGTCGGCGGCCTGCTCGAGCGTGAGGCCGCCGAGAAACTCGCGGCGCACGGCGAGGCGGGCCTCTTTGGGGTGGGCCACGTCACCAGCTCCAGGCGGCCGCGCCACGGGCCACGTCGCGGCCGCGCTCGGTGAGCTGGGCCACGTCGTCATGCAGCGCCACCAGGCCTTGCTCTTGCAGCCAGGCCAGGTCGCCGCGCACCTGGTCGCGGCTGGTGGCGATGCTGTGCACGCGCTCCATGTCGCGGGCCAGGGCCAGGGCGGTGGCGGTGCTGGCCGGCGCGAAATACAGCGTGGCCAGCAGCGAGCGGCGGCGATCGGCGGGGTCGGTCATAGGGCGGCTACTCGTCCAGCAGCTTGTTGGTGATGAGGCGCAGGTTGTCGGTGATGCCGGTGAGCTGGCCTTGTACGGAGCTGACTTTTTCACGCACGGCGTTGACCTGCTCGTAGATCTGCGAGAGGTCGGAATGGCTGGGCATGCGGCTGATGTGGGTGTCGAGCCGCTCCAGGCGCATCGAGTGGCCGGTGACAGCCTCGCGCAGCTCGCGGCCCAGGCGGTCGAGCTTGGCCTCGACGTCGGTCTGCATGTCATCGAGGCGGGACGATGCCGCTTTGCTGCGGTTGCCCCAGAACACGGCGATCGTGATGCAGATGTTGACCACGGCGATGATGGCAATGATCAGTTCGTACCGTGACATGTCGTCTGGCGTCATGGGGCGGGCTCCTGGCCAGAGACGGCGCGGGCGTAGTCGGTCAACCCGGCGTGGCGGGCGCGGGCGGCTTCGTAGAGGGCGCCGGCCTGGATGGCCCATTGGCCGATGGCGGTGTCGGTGACGATGGCCTCGTCCTGCGCGTCGATGGGATCGGCGGCAGCGGTGGCAGCGGCTGCATCAGCGCCGCCGGCGGGGGCGGCGGCACCGGGCACAGCGGCGACGGTGAGGCCGGGGGCGCGGTTGAGCACGCGCACAGCAGCAGCGCCGAGGCAAGCGCGGCCAGTAGTGACGTTGGCGAGGGCATGGGCGGCCTCCTGTTTGAGTCGCTCGTTGGTGATCAGCAGGTCTGCCACCTGGGCGTTGGCGCGGTCGGCCGCGGCGCGCAGATGGGTGACCTGCGCGAGCCCGAGCCGGGCCCCCTCGAGCGAGGTCTGGGTGGCGGTCAGGCGCTGGGTGAGCTGGGTGTTGCGCTGGCTCTCGATGCGGGCGGTGAGCCAGGCGCCGCCGGTGGCCACCAGGCTGACGGCAACGGCCACCAGCGCGGCGACGATGGGGGCGCCGCCGCCGCGCAGCCAGGCGGCCGCAGACCCGGCGAGGCGAGAGAGGATGGGAGCGAGGGCCATGGCGTTTTAACCGGGCAGGGCCGCGCCCCACGTGGCGTAGCGGGGCGCGAGCACGCGGAGGATGCGGTGGGGGTAGCCGAGGTTTTCGGGGCAATGCAGGGCGGCGCGGCGGGCGCGGCCGCAGGCGGCGTCGACCTGCTGGCGCGTGGGTTGGGTCCGCCCGGTGGCGCGGGCCTCGGCCTGCCAGTGGCCCAGGCCGCCGTTGTAGGCGCGCAGGGCGACCCACAGGCGATCAGCCGGCGCGTAGTGGGCGGGGGTGCGTTGGTAGAGCCAATAGTCGTAGCCGACCAGGGCGCGCAGTGCCCAGGTGGGGTTGGTGGGCTGGCATTGGTCGGCCGTCTGGCCCTGGAGTCCGCACCACCAGGTCGCCGTCTGCGGCATGAACTGCGCCATGCCGGCGGCGCCCACGCGGCTGACGGCGCCCTCGCGCCAGCCGCTCTCCTGGTGCACCTGGGCGGCCAGCGCGGCGATGGGGGCGCCCAGGCCCCATTGGCTGTGGGCCGCACGCACCAGGTCGGCGCGGTGCCTCACGGCAGACTCGGGCACCTGGGCCTGGCAGACGGGCAGCAGCGCGGCCAGCAGCACCAGCAGGCAGGCGAGCCAGAACAGATCGATGAGGGAGCGGCGGCGGCGCATGGTCAGGCTCCGCTGCGCTCAATGCCGGCCGCCTTGCGGCGCCCCTTGGCCAGCATTGAGTCTTCTTGGCGCGTACCAGGGGCGGTGCGCTCTCGGGGGGGGTGTTTCATGCGCCCAGGCCCATGGCCAACATGGCGGCGGCGACGATGAGGGCGCGGCGCAACATGGCGGCAGCCAGCGCCAGGGTGCTGGGGCCCAGGGACTCCAGCAGGTCGTCGGGGCGGGCGTAGGGGAACAGGCTGCGGTCCAGCCAGTAGCCGAGCACGCCGGCCAGGGCGACCAGGCTGGCTTTGTAGACGGTGACCGGCAGCTGCTGCGGCGCCACCCACCAGACCAGGGCGGTGAGCAGAACGGCGGCGATCAGCCAGCCGATGAGACGCGGCGGACGCAGGGTGGGCAGGTTCATGGCAGGGCATCAGAACGTGGTGGGCCGCGCGATGGCGCGGGTGATGGCCATCAGGCCTTTTTGCAGGTCGGTCTGGCCGATGGCGAGCCAGCGGGCATCAATGCCAGGCAAAGCCTTGACCGCATCCACCAGCACAGCGAGGTTCTCGCCATGGGCCTTGACGGCGTTGATCTGGACAACCTCTTGCTCGGTCAGCGCGCGGTAGCCGGTGATGGGCGGCGGGGTGAAGGTTTTCATGGCGGCAGTGGCGGCAGGCGGTGGATGCAGTGCCGCGATGTTCCGCGCGCGCGCGGGCCTGCGTCAGGGCGTGGGGCCACGCCAGGCGGGCGTTAAAAAGCCCGCTCGGGGCGGGCTGGGTGGGGTGGTGACGGGCGCTAGGGGCGGGCACCGGGGGCCGCCTTGGCTTTGAGCCGGAACAGCTCCCAAAGCGCCGCACTCATGGCGTGGCGGCCGCCCTCCCAGTGCTGCCAGTTGCGCAGCGTCACCGGCAGCAGCTCGGCGGCCTGGGTCTGGGTGAGGCCCGCGCGGGTGCGGGCTTGTTTGATTTGGGCGGGGGTGGGGGTCATGCTGCTCCTACGGCTGAAGCAGACCGGCGTTGGACAATTTGGCAACAACCTCTTCGCTTTGAGCAAATGCCTTTCTGTTGGCGATGCCGTCGAGCCGGTTTCGCTTCAGTTGCCATGCCCAGGTCGGCAAAAAGGCGTCCAACCGCTCCTGCGTCCACTCACCCTTGGCGGGCGGATCTTGGATGACGGCCAGGTCTTGACTTTCCCCGTACAGTTCTCGGATGGTGCGCACGGCGGCGGAGGCCTCATCTGAGCTGTTGAACCGGAGCGCGTCGTCCAGGTTGGGCTTGCGAGAGTAGGCAACACCTTTGACGCCGTTGCCCGCGTCAACGTTGATTGCCGAAACCGGATGCATTGTTGGAAGGCCTTTGCCTTGCATCCAGAGGACGGCGTATTTGACTTCGTTCATGTCAATCTCCAAAGCCCCGACCCCGAGGCGCGGCGGGCGGCGAGCACCGCCCATGTCTCAGATGATACGAACAATGTTCGTATCGAGCAAGCCGTTTTTAACGCGACGCTTGACCGGCCCACACCGGCGGTTTCAAATGGCGCTGCCCTCAATAGAGGGGGCGTCATGGGAGGCCGCATGGGCGTTGGGCGTGTCATCGTGGGACTGGGGTCGCTGGTGGCCAGCGGCTGGTGTGTGGCCGCCGAGGGCGGCAGCGCGGTGCAGTTTCTGCCCGGCCTGGTGGCGCTGGTGCTGCTGCTGGGCCTGTACTTTTTGCCAACGTTCATTGCGCACCGGCGCCGGCACCGCAATGCACTGGCGCTGGGGGCGCTCAACCTGCTGCTGGGCTGGACGCTGTTGGGTTGGGTGGCGGCGTTGGTGTGGGCGCTGATGCATCAGCCGGCAGACCCGCGGCCGCTGTAGTTGGCGCGGCCGCCCAGTCGGCCCAGCGGTCGGCTCGCTCGCTGCGGATCCAGGCCTCCAGGCGGGCACCTGCGCGAGCCCGGGCCTGGCGCGCGCGGTGGACAAAGACGACGGTCAGCAGGCGCTCAAGAGCGGTCATGGGGTGGGCGCCTGGGGTGCGCTTTTGCTGGGGTGGCACCCTACGGGGGTGGTGATGTCCCAGAACCATTCGCGCTCGCTTGTGATGTACAGGCGGACGATGTCCTTTCTGACGCCACCGCCTCCCTGAGATGGCCACTCGATTAGAACGCGCCCCCGCACGTGCGCGGTGTTCCAGGCCGCCTCCCCCTCGTCCCTGGCCCATAGGGCTTTGGCCATCTCGATGCTGGCCGCCTCTAGCAGCATGCGGCTCACGAAGATGGCGTCATATGCATCGATGCAATGGGTGTCCTCAAGCAGCTTATGGATTGCTGCCGAGATGACCTGTTGGGCGTTTTCTACGAGGATCACCTGGGGCCTCCCGAGGCGGGGTTGTTTTGTGGCCGCCGCAGGCCAGCCGGCTGGTCCATCACCGCCCACACCAACGCCACCACCCAGCCCAGCAGCGTCCAGCCCAGCAGCAGGTTGAGCGCCACGATGGCGACCCTATGTTGGTGATCGAGTTGGTCGGCCGCGATGGATGGCAGCAGGTACAGGGCAAGCAGCGCCACCAGCGTCACCGTCACCAACAGGCCGGCCAGACCGCCCCACGCGGCCACCAGCAAGCCGGCCACCACCAAAACAGCCGACAGAGCGGCCCATCGTTGCGTCGTCATCAATGCACCTCCTGACTGGGCGCGGGACCGGTCTGTTTGGCCGCCTCGAACTGAGCCTCGGCCGCATAGCTATCGGCGTAGGTGCGCAAGACACCGGCCACCTCGTCGGCGCCCATCAGGTCGCGAATATAGGCGGCGGCGACGCTGATGTACACGCTGCACACAACGGCCACCTCGCCCTTGGTTTTGGCGCCCTGCGCCCTGACGTGGCGGCGCACGTCATCCAGGGCGCGCTCCACGACGGGGTCTGTGCTGGCGATCCACCTGGTGGCCATCAGTGCGTCTCCTGCGCTTGGGTTAAGACAGATAGAGGTGTGGCTTCGCACTTCGCGGCAAAGATGCGCAGCACTTTGGCGGCCTCGATGGGGCCAATATTCGCGAACAACCCCCTTGAGGCCAACGAGATGACCAGGACGAGAAGGCGCGTGAAGTCTTCTTTGCTGGTGGCGCCAGTCGAGTCGATTAGTCCACACAGCGCGTTGTCGGCGATTTTTTCAGCCTGGGCGTCTGGGATCATGGGGCTCCTCCTTCCGGGCTGAGGCCGGCCTGAGCGGCCATCTTTTTGCCCTGATCCGCCAGCATCCGCAGCAGCCGGTCAGCCGTCTCTTGGGAGTCGATTTTGGCGATGCTGTTGGCGGCGTGGGCGATGGTCATGCCGAGCAACAACAGCACCTCTGCTGTGTCGGCGGGTTGACACTTCTCGATGGTGTCGGCCATGGCCTGGGCAATGATCAGGCGGGCACCCTGGTCGGTGATCATGGCGCGTCTCCTGAAATCATCAAAGGGTCGGCCTTGCGCCCGGTGCGGGCGGGGGCCATGGGGGTGCCATCCAGCTGGTGGCTGCCGATGAAAACCAGTTGTAGTGCAACCGGCCCTTCGGCATACCAGATGGTGGCTTTGGTGCGCTCGTCGTAGCGGCTGTAACGGCAACGGATGGCCTTTCTGAGTAGGGCCGCGACCTTCATGGCGTCGGCAGCCGGCAGCGCGATGGTGACGTGGTCGATTTCGACCAGGCCGAGTTGGGTGGGGACGGCGGCCATGTCAGTGCGCCTCCTTTTGCGTTTCGTAGTTCAGCGCGGATTGCAGAAAATTCACCACGACATCAGAGCCACCCACGACTCGCACGCCAGCACTGACCATATGTTGGAGTTTGATGTGCAGGACGATGATGTCCTCCACCGACTGGCATTGCGCTTGCCGCAGCAGACCGGCGAAGGCGTCGTCGATGGCGGCATCCAGCGTTTTGAGGTCGATCATGGCGTCTCCCTCTGCCGCTCCAGCTCGTCGACCAGCTGGCTCATGGCGGCGGCCATGCTGCTGCCGATCTGGTCCAGCAGCACGGCGTAGCCCACCCACAGCCGGGTGAATGCGAAGGGGTCGGCGGGTTGGGCGGCAACGCTGCCTTGCAGGGCGGCAGCGAGGTCGCCGACGCTGTAGGGCTCGCGGGTGAGGCCGATGGCCAGGCCCATGGCCCGCATGTAGGGGTTGGCACTGCTGGCCTGGCTGATGAGGTAGGCCAGGGCATGGTGGGGGGCGCGCGGAATGGCATCCTCATCTGCCGGCCCTTCGTGGGTCTCTCTGGCGGCGACGGCCATGGCGCAGGTGATGAGGTCGACGTCGATGACGTGGTGGCGGGCGATGAGCAGCAGCGAGGCCATCAGGGCGGCGGTTTGGGTGACGGCGTCCTGCTGCGCGGCGGCGCTGAGGGGCTGGCTGGCGAGGATGGCGGTGAGTTCGGCGGCGCATCCCAGCGCCTCGTCCCAGTAAGGTTCGAACTGGTCGACGGCGAAACCGGGCGGCAGGAATCGGTTTTGGTAGGTGGCGAACATGGTGGGGTCAGTCCTCGTTGTCTTCGTGTTGCTCGGTGATGGCCATGGCGTGCAGGTCGCAAAAACTGGCCAGATCGCGCAAGGCGGCGCAGGCCTGTTCGGGCGTGCGCTGGTCGTTGTAGATGTAGTCCTCTATGTCGGACTTCAGCTCTTCGAGAGTGGTCATGGTGGTCTCCAGTGGGTTGGCGGTCAGGGGACGAGGTAGGCGGCAAGTGGGCCGCGGATGAGGTGGCGGTAGTCGGTGTCGGTGTAGGTGCGGGCGGGTTCGGGCGGCGGCTCGGGGTCGGGCTCGGGGTCGCTCTCGGGCGGCGGCCCGGGCCGGACGGGCGGGAGGTCGACGCGGGCGTGCAGCTGCGCGATGGCGCTTTTCAGGCGCCAGTAGATGGCCGAGGGGCTGGCGCCGCAGTCGGCGGCGATGGCGATGAGGCTGCGGCCACCGAGCAGCCGCCAGATGACGCGGCGGTGGTAGGGCGCCAGGGCGGCCAGGTCGCGCGGCAGGCGCCGCAGCAGCTGGGCGCGCTGGGCATCGGTTTCGGTTTGGTCGGCGGGGGTGGCGGGTTCGGCCGGGTGGGTCAGGTCGAGCCCGATGCGCAGCTGAGCGGCGCGGGCGTGGCGCTCGTGGGCGGCGATGGCCCGCAGCCTGGTGGTGCTGATGCCGAGTTGCTGCGCGATGTGACCCAGGCCGGCGTCGGGTTGCTGTTGGCCCAGGCGCTCGGCGCGCTGGAGCAGTTGGCGCTCGCCGCGGCTGAGCCAGTCGTCGCGGCGAGCCAGGTCGAGGATGGCGCCGCGGCCGGCCTTGAGGGCACGGCGGCGGGCGTGCTCGGGGCTGGCGGCGGGCTTGGCCAGACTGAGCCAGGCGGCGACGTGGGCCTCCTGGGCGTAGTCGTCGAGCTGGCTGAGGGTGCCGCTGCTGACCGCATAGCGGCGTGCCATGCGGCTGAGCACGGGCATGAGCTCGGCCAGCGTGGGCATGGCGGTGGCAGCGGCGGTGACGGCGGGTGCGGCGGACATGGCGGCGAGTTAACTGATGGGGTGGGTCTGGGCCAGGAAGCGGCGCAGCTGCTGGGTGTGGGCGGCGCTGAGGTGCAGCTGGCGGCCGCCGCGCACGATGAGCAGGCTGCCGTCCATCCACACGGCGACTTCGAGGGCGGGCGGGGGGCTGGCGGGTGCAGCCGGGGGCGTGGCGCCGAGCTGCTGCAGCATGGTGTCGAAGTGCGCGCTGGCGGCGGGCCAGCTGATGGCGCCGGCAGCCGCCAAGTGGGTGGCGTTGGTGGCGGCATCGGGGGCCTGGGCCTGGGCCTGGGCCGGCGGCGCGGCGGGCTCGGGGCGGTAGGCGGGCAACGGGTAGGCGGGCGTCCAGTAGAGGCCGCCGGGTGCGGCTGGCGGCTGGGGGTTGGGCGCGGCTTGGGGTTGCGGCTGCGGATCTCTCAGGTCGACGCCTTGAGGAATGCCGCTGGCAGCGCTGAAGATGCTGTTGAGTTGGAGGTTGGGGCCGACGGGCGGGCTGACGGGCGAGAACAGGCGGTCCTCGTAGGCGGCGTCGGATTCGCCCGAGCGCTGCGGTCCGACGAGTGGGTCTCTCGGTGCGTGTTTTTTCCCGGCGATGGTCTGCTTTTTGGCTGTCGCGGCGCCGCAAACGACTTGGCGGCCCAGGTCGGTCAGCACGTAGGTGGCAGGGTTGCCGTGGCCAGCGCGGCCACCGTTCGGGGTTTTTACTGTGACGCGCCCGTTGGCGATCAGGCTGCTCATGCAGGCAGCAAAGGGCCTCGATCCATCATAGCCAACAGCCCTAGCCAGCGCCTTGCTCCCCAGGCCCTTCCCAGCCGGCAGGCTGGCCAAGTGGGTCATCACCGGGATCACGATGCCTCCGCTGCGCGTGCGCAGCTTGCGCGGGGCGCTCATTGCAGCACCCCGTCGACAACGGTTTCGGAAGGCGAGACGATGAAGTCCTCAAGCCCTCGGTTGACCTTGATGGTGGCGGCCGTGGCCAGGGCAGCAGCCTTGCCGCGCAAGGTGGTGGCCGACTCGCTGTCGTCGGCGTCGTCGAGCCGCTCGAGGGCGCTGTGCAGGTCGAGGATGGCCTGTTTGTTGACCTCCTCGGTGGTGCGCACGAGGCTGGCCAGGCCGACCTGGTAGAGGTAGGTGACGGTGGTTTCGGCGTTGCGCACAGTGACGCTGGGCGGGCGTTGGCGCCAGCTGATTTCGCCGGTGATGAGGTTGACGGTTTTGGTTTTGTGGTTGCCCGTGAGCTCAGCGCGGTGGCCCTCGGCCCAGGTCTGGATGGCGTGGTGCAGGGCCTCGATCTGGCCGCCCAGGGCAGTGAGGGTGGGGGCCGCAGCTTGCTGCAGCTCGGCGATGGCGGCGTCGAGCTGGGCGAGGCGGGCGGCTTGGGCGCGCTGGAGATCGCCGAGCTGGCGCACGGCGGCGCTGGCCTGGTCGCGGTCAGCAGGCACGAGATGGGCGTGGGCGGCGGCGGTGGTTTTTTTGCGGGTGGCCATGGGGTGGTGGATGGTTAAACGTGGAGGGAGTCAGGCGACGTTGGCCCAGGGGCCGAGGTGGTAGACGGCGGCTTGCCATTTGGGGCGCATGACCTGGAGCCGGCCGTCGTGAGCCAGCCGGCGCAGGACGGGGCCGAGGGTGTCGATGCGGCCGTTTTCGGTGTAGATGTCGGCCAGCTCTTTGGCGGTGGCTGGGCCGTGGCGCTGGATGTGGTGGACGATGGCGCGACCGATGTCGATGTCGACGGCGTGGATGGCGGGGGTGGTCATGCGGCGGCCTCCTCATCGCCCCACAGCTGAGGCTGGTTGCTGGGTGGCTCGGGGGCGACATCGTCGGGGCCGATGTCGGTGCGGGTGAGGGCTTTTTCGATTTCGCGCGCCGTGAAGGGCTGGCCGCCGTGGGCCAGAGCGACGGCGAGTTGGTGGATGGCGGCGTTGGCGCTGAGCCGGGCGCCGTGCGGGCTGGTGAGCTGGTCGTAGCGGGCGCGCAGCCAGCGGTCGCGACGCTCAGCGACCAGGCGCTGGCACAGGGGGACGTCGAGCAGGCCGCCGCCCCACTGGGCTGCTGCGGCGGCGGTGGCGTCGTCGCCAATGAGGTAGGCGAGCGCGGCCCAGCGCTCGGCGCCGGCGGTGTTGGCGGCGCGGTGCAGCGGGATGCGCAGCTGGACGCCGGCGCGTTGGTTGATGAGGATGGCGGTGGCGTCGTCGCCCAACACGCGGCGCATGGTCTGGGCGGTGGGGGGCAGCAGGTGGCCCAGGGCGGCCAGGTCGGCGGCGCCGAGGCTGCGCGGGGGGGGCGGCAAGTGGGTCATGCGGCCGCCTTCCCCGCCTTGGCGCGCAGGGTGCGCGAGAGGGCGCCGACGAGGGCGTGGAGGTGGTCAGGGGTGCACAGGTCGGCGCAGCTGGCCCAGCGGTTGCGCTTGCAGACGGCGTCGGCGTAGGTCAGGGTGTGGGGCTGGCCGGTGGCGCGGCCGAGCTCGTCGAGCAAGGCGTGGACTTTGCCCATCATGTCGGCGCGCACGGCGTCGGGGCGGGGGCGGCGCAGGCGGGCTTCGCGGTCCTGGCGCAGCGGGTGGACGGCGCCGGCCTGGCGCAGGTGGTCGAGCACGGTTTTGTGCTCGGGCTCGGTCATGTCCTTGATGCTGCGTTTGCCGGTGAGGCGCACGAGCATGGCGCGGTAGGTGTCCTCGTCGAGGCCGAGCTGGCGGCGGGAGACCGAGATGGCCTGGATGCGGGTGCGGCGGCGCTGATCAGCGCGGGCCGTGGCGGTGATGACGGCCACGGCCTTGGGGGCGGTGGAGCTCACGGCGCGGCCTCCTGGCTGGCGGTGGCGGCTGGGATGAGCTCTGGGGTGCTGCCGGCGGGCACGGTGAGCAGCGGGGCGCAGGCGACGGCGATCTGGGTGAGCTCACGAAGAACGTGACGCTCTTGCTGGCGCGCATCGTCTTGCCAGCAGACGGTGAGGACAACGCCCAGGCCAAAGGCGGCGGCGACGAGGAGGGCGGTGCGCTCTGCGCGGCGCGAGCGGGTGGTGGTGAGGGTGGTCATGCGGGTTCCTTGGTGGTGGCGGCGGGCGGGGCTTTGACGGGACAGTGGCGACAGGCCTTCCAGTGCGGGGCCTCGAACTGGCTGCACTGGGCGTAGGTGCGGGCTGCGTAGGCGCGGCATTCGGCGACCTCGATGGGCCGCTGCAGGTGGGGGCACTGGATGCGCTGGTAGGCGGCGGCAACCCGGCGGATGAAGCGTGGGCTGGGGGTGGGGATGGAGCCGCTGAGGACGCGGGTGATGTAGGGCCGGCAGACGCCAACCTGGGCGGCAACGCCGGCCTGGCGCTCGGGGTGGGCGGCGATGGCGTCGACGAGGTATTGGCGCCAGCCGGGGAAAATGTTGTCGGCGCTCACGCGGCGGCTCCTGGGGCCGGGATGCGCCGGCCGGTGTTGGTGTCGATGAGGGGCTCGCCCTGGCGGCGCGGGTCGGTGGGGGCGCTGGGGCCGAGGTCGCGCACGAGGCGCCAGGTGCGCGGGCCGGCGGTTTTGAGGCCGCGCAGGATGCCGTGCCGCTCGAGCGTGCGCACGTAGCGGCGCAGGCTGGCGATGGCCTGGCGCTCGGAGCCGTCGGCAATGGTGAGCATCAGATCCTGCAAGGCAAAGACGCCTTGCTGGCGCATGAGCCACCAGGCGCGCACGCGCAGCGGCGGGCGCAGCAGGTAGGCGGTGTGGCGGTGGCGGGTGTGGCTCATGGCTCAGGCTCTGCGGGCCAGGCGGTCGTGGCTGGCGCGGTAGTCTTCGACGAGGACGGTTTTGCGCAGGTCGGCGGCAGCGACGGCTTTTTTGCCCAGGCCTTTGGCGGCCATTTCGATGCGGCTGATGGCGTTGAGGACGCCGCGCATGCGGCCCTTGGTGTCGGCGTGGATGCGGGCGACCAGGTCGGGGGCGATCTGCACGTCGGCGAGCTGATGGCAGGCCAGGCTGACGTCCTCGAGGGAGGCCGGCCGAAATTCGACCCAGTTGAAGATGCGACTGCTGATCTGCTCGCGGGCGCCGAATCGGTAGACGTCGCGCTCCATGCTGACGAGCAGAACGGGGGTGGCGGATTTGTCGGTGATGCCGCGCAGGCGCTCGAGGGCGGCGGCGTTGTCGGCGAGGAGGAACTGGGCCTCGTCGACGACGACGGGGGTGTCGGCCTCGAGGAGGCGGCCGCCGATGAGCGTGGCGAGGTCTCGCGCGGTGACGGACAGGCCCAGTCGCTCGCCGATGGCGGTGACGAGGCGGCCCGGGGTCATGCCCTGCGTGGCCGTGATGAACACGGCGCCGCTGGCGGCGCACCAGTTGTAGAGGGTGGTGGTTTTGCCCTCGCCGGGGCGGCCGGTGATGAGCATCCAGGCGGCCTCGCGGGCGCCGCGCTCGGTGAGCATTTGCACGCCTTCGCGCAGGCGGTTGGCGTTCTCGGTCTGGACAAAAGAGGCTTTCACGTACACTGGCTCCTGGTGATTGGGCTGTCGGTGTGGGTTGGCGCTTACCCGACGGCCTGGTTAAAAAAACGGGGTGGATCGACGCCCTCGCCTTCTTCGGCCGCTGCTTGTGCAGCGGCTTTTTTCATGGCGGATTCGATGGCGGTGAGGTCGGCCAGGCGGCGCTCGGCGTCCTCGCGCTCGCGCTCGATGAGGCGGCGCGAGAGGTACATGGCCACGGGGTCTTGGGCGTCGTCGTCGTCGGGCTCGGCGGCCTGCAGGGGCACGGCGTGGGCGGGCTGCGCGGCGGCGGGCCACTCGATGACGTCGGGCGAGCGGTGCTCGATGGCGACGACGTCGATGGGGGGTGGGGCGAGGCGGGCTTCGATGGCCGCGATCTGGTTTTCGCGGCGGCGGATTTGGGCTTCGGCGCGTTTGCGCTCGGCGTGTTCGGCCATGCTGGCGGTGCGGTAGCCGGTGGCCTCGACAAAGGCGGCGATGCACAGCAGCCGGCCCTGCAGGTCTTTGACCCAGATCTGGCTGGGGTCGCGCTCGTCGACTGCGACGATGACTTCGCAGCCCTCGTGGTGGGCCAGGTCGGGGTGGTGGTAGCGCTGACCGTTGTAGGGAGTGACGGTGCCGCGCCGAACCTTTTTGCGCAGGTGCGGAAGGAAGGCGTCGATGAGCTCGGCCTGGCTGAGGGCGACGGGTTGCCAGCCGCCGGCGCGGGCGGCCTCCAGGGCCTGGCGCGGGGTCTGGTGGACCATGCGGCCGGTGAGCGGGCAGCGCACTTTGGGCAGGCTGCGGTGGGGGCGGTCGTTCCACCGATCCTCAAGAGCGCGCAGCCAGGTGATGGCTTCGGTGTGGGTGTCGAAGACGATGCCCTTGCCGAGCCGGATGGCTTGCTGGCGCTGGCGCTCGCGCTCGGGCGTGCCGGGGCCGGCTTTGACCATGGCGCCGGTGAGGCGGCGCACTTTGGTGAAGGTGGCGCTGTCCATGCGGGCGGGGTGCTGGTAGGTGGCGAGCGAGCGCGCTTCTTTGTCCAGCCAGGTGTTGAAGTTCTCGGCGATGCCGTTGGCCTGGCTGTTGCCGACGGTTTGCGGGTGGACGATGCTGATGCCCAGGCGCTGGGCGAGGCTGGCCTGCAGGTCGCCCTCGACGCGGGCGTTTTTGACGCTGCGGGTGCTGTCGGTCTGCCAGATGGCGGGCACGCCGCCAAACTCGACGCAGGCGCGCAGGCCGGCCAGGATGACGTCGGTGTTTTCGGTCAGGCCGATGGACAGGGGCGTGAGGTAGCGCGTGGCCACGTCGTGGTAGTGCCAAACCTCGTAGGTGACGTACTCGCCGGTGACTGGGTGCGGGGCCGTGAAGTGGGTGGTCCACCCGTCCGCGTGCACCTCCTGGAACGGCCGCATGCCGGCGCTGCTGCGATGCTGGTAGAAGGTGAGCGCGCGCAGGGCGCTGCCGGTGTGCCGGCCCTTGAGCTGGTCGGTCTGGCTGAACTGCTCGCGGAAAAACCGGGCCACGGTGGCGTAGCTGGGCGCACGGCCCCAGGGGGTTTGCCAGTGGGTAAGCAGCTGCTCGTGCAGCCAGACCAGGGTGCTGCCCTGGGGGCGTTGGCGCAGCTCGATGGCCAGGGCGTGCCAGGGCTGGACGGCCAGGTCTGGCCCGGTGGCGCTGGGGGCGATGCTGCGGCCGCTGCTCTGCTGGCTGAGCCAGGCCTGCAGGGCGCGGGCGCTGGGCAGGCCGTTGGGCGAGGGGCGGCCGCGCGGGCTGCGGGCCTGGCGCAGCATGGTGACCAGGTCGGCCGAGGCCAGGCCGGCCGCGGCCTCGTCCAGCACGGCCTGGCAGGCGGCGCTGAGGGCCAGACCGCGGGTGGCGGCGAGGTTTTTAACGTGGGCCAGGACGATGCGCCGGCCGGTCAGCTGGGCGCGCTGCTCGGCGGTGAGGTCGGCCTCAGCCTGGTTTGACGGCGCAATCAAGGCGGGCCGCGGCTGCTCGGCCAAGGCCTGCGGCGCGGGGGCCGAGGCCGGCGACTGGGCGGCCAGGTGGGCGGCGACCAGGGCCAGCGCGGGCTGGTCGATGGGGTATTCACGGCGGGAGCCGCCCAAACCGATGACGGTGACATATCGCCAACCCTCGTCGGCGGCGAGCCGGTTGATTTGCCGCTTGGTGGGCGGCATACCCTGGATATTCAGGGCCAACAGCTCGGTGGCCGAGTATTGGCGCTTCACGCGCGACTCCGGCGCAGGGGGGTTTGGCGAGGTGCCCAAATCTGATCCACCGACCGGCCAATAGTGGCGGCGATGGCGTGCTTGACGCGGGCCGATTCGCTCCTGCTGTGGATGACGTGTGAGACGGCCATGTGCGAAACGCCCAGGTCGTCGGCGATCCGGGCCTGCGTCGTTCCGGCCATCCGGATGGCCGCTTTGATCTGCTCTGGATGCATCTGATTGGGGTTGCTAAACTGGATGACGTGACTCATTCTGCATCCGTTTGAATGCAGCAGTCAAGCAGTTCAGCATCTTTTTGGAGGCAGCATGAGCCAAGAGAGCACACACCGGCACCAGTCGCCGGGGGACAGACTGGTGACCGTCAGGGGGAAGCGGTCGCAGTTCGCCTTTGCCGAGGAACTCGGCATCAGCCGCAGCAGCCTCCAGCACTACGAGGCGGGTACGCGCAAGATGGACGCCGACCTGCTGGTGCGGCTGCGTGTGCTGTTAAAAATCGACCCGTTGTGGCTGTTGACGGGCGAGGATCGTGGGGGTTTGGAGCCTCAGGAGCGGGCCTTGTTGGATGCGTTCAAGTCGGCATCGGACGAGGGTCGCTGCCACCTGCTGACCGCGTCGCAGTGGGTGCCGAAAAGGTAGCCGAACCGCTTCCGAGCTCTGTCCCACTTCTGTCCCACTTTTTTTTCGGTGGATTCGGCGGGGTCGACCTAAGTAGTTGTCCTGTATAGGTATTTCGCCTGTCCCACTTTCGCAGAGCAATTTGCAAAAAAGTGGGCGCGTGTCCCACTTCGATCGGCGACCTCCGAGCGCGAGGGGTGGCGGTCGGATGACCGCGCCGGGGCCGCCACATGCCCCGCAGGGCCGTTTCTCCCTCTAGAGCGGCCTCCCGGCCACCTCCACCCATTCCCGCCACCAGGCGCCCGTTCTGGCCCGGTCCCTGTGCAAATTGGGTGCAAATTCGCCCGGTTTTGGAAAATTCCACCCATTCGGCGCCGACCCCACCCAACAGCCCGAAAACCCTTATGAATCAAAGGTTTGCGCCAATTTTTTCCCCCGCCCCCGCCGTGCTAATTCGAGTGCACCCCCACATCAGCCAGGCCAGAAAGGCGCCGCCCATCATCTTGAGCGCGCCGGGAATGATCCAGCCCGGCCCGGCCAGCACCACGGCGGCCCACCACGACCAGCGGTTGGCGCGCGTGCGCTCGGGCAGAAAGCGCAGGTAGTCCACCTGCTCGCCGATCTGCACCACCAAAGAGAAGGCCACGGTGGTGGCGCCGCCAAACAGCAGCATGTCCAGCCCGCCGCTGCGGCGCACCTCGGCGGCGAAGGCCGCATACAGCTGGGGCTCGTGCCAGGCCATGGCGGCAAACGGCAGCACCAGCAGCACCAGCCACAGCGGCTGCGTCCAGGCCTGCAGGCGCGAGATCAGCGTGACCCCACGCGCCACCAGCGGCACGATGGCCAGCGCGCAGACGATGTACAGCAGTGGCAATGGCAGCGGCAGCACCAGTTGCAGCGCGCTGGCCAGAATGGCCGTCTCCAGCGCAAAGAAGATGAAGGTGAAGCCGGCGTAGACCAGCGAGGTGAGCGTGGAGCCCATGTAGCCAAAGCCGGCGCCACGGGTCAGCAAGTCCATGTCCAGCTTGTAGCGGGCCGCGTAGTAGCTGATGGGCAGGCCGGTGACGAAGACGACCAGCGCCACGCAGGCAATGGCCGCCAGCGCGTTGGCAAAGCCGTACTTGAGGGCAATGGCCGCGCCAATGGCCTCCAGCGCCAGAAACGAGGCACCGCCAAACGCGGTGTGGCCCACGCGGGTGATGGACCACTTGCGAAAGCTGCGCGGCGCATAGCGCAGCGCGTAGTCCTCGCGGGTCTCGTCGGCCACCCACTCGTTGTACTCGCGGCGGATGCGGGATATCTGCTGCACGGCCATGCGCCCGAGTATGCAAAGCCGGCGCCGCCGCGCGATGGCGGGACAACCCCTACGCCGATTCGCGTATTGGCCGACGGCGCAGGCGCCCGCACCATGGGGCATCACCCACCGCACAGCCCCGGAGGAGCCCACCATGGCCGAGACCTTGATTCGCGTCGATCTGAACAAGCCCGCCCCCAGCAACCCGCAGGTGCACAACCGCTGGCACCCGGACATCCCCATGGCCGTCTGGGTCAACCCCGGTGACGAGTTCGTGCTGGAAACCTACGACTGGACCGGCGGCTACATCAAGAACAACGACAGCGCCGACGACGTGCGCGACATCGACCTGACCACCGTGCACTACCTGTCGGGCCCTGTGGGCGTCAAAGGCGCCGAGCCGGGCGACCTGCTGGTGGTGGACCTGCTGGACGTGGGCGCCAAGCCCGAAAGCCTGTGGGGCTTCAACGGCTTTTTCAGCAAGAAGAACGGCGGCGGCTTTCTGACCGACCACTTCCCGCAGGCGCAAAAGTCGATCTGGGACATCCACGGCCTGATGACCCGCTCGCGCCACGTGCCGGGCGTGGAGTTTGCCGGTCTGATCCACCCCGGCCTCATCGGCTGCCTGCCCAGCCGCAAGCTGCTGGACACCTGGAACCAGCGCGAGCTGGCCTTCATCGCCACCGACCCCGAGCGCGTGCCGCCGTTGGCCGCGCCGCCCTCGGCCGGCACCGCCCACATGGGCAAGATGACCGGTAGCGCGCGCGACAAGGCCGCCGCCGAAGGCGCCCGCACCGTGCCGCCGCGTGAGCACGGCGGCAACTGCGACATCAAAGACCTCTCGCGCGGCTCGAAGATCTTCTTCCCCGTCTACGTGGACGGCGCCGGCCTCTCGGTGGGCGACCTGCACTTCAGCCAGGGCGACGGCGAGATCACCTTCTGCGGCGCCATCGAGATGGCCGGCTGGGTGCACATGCGCGTCTCGCTGCTCAAGGGCGGCATGGCCAAGTACGGCATCAAGAACCCCATCTTCAAGCCCAGCCCCATCACGCCCAACTACAACGACTACCTGATCTTCGAAGGCATCTCGGTGGACGAGCACGGCAAACAGCATTACCTGGACGTGCACATCGCCTACCGGCAGGCCTGCCTCAACGCCATCGAGTACCTGACCAAGTTCGGTTACTCGCGGGCCCAGGCCCACTCCATCCTGGGCGTGGCGCCGGTGCAGGGCCACATCAGCGGCGTGGTGGACATCCCCAATGCCTGCGCCACGCTGTGGCTGCCGACCCAGATCTTCGGGTTCGACATCAACCCCAGCAACGCCGGCCCGAAGAAACACCTGGACGGCTCGGTGGACATGCCGCTGTCACCGGACAAGTGACATGCCGCTCTACGACTACCTGTGCCCCGCCTGCGGCCCGTTCGACGCGCGCCGCGCGGTGGCCGAGCGCGATGTGCCCCTGCCCTGCCCTCACTGCGCGGCGCCCGCCGTGCGGGCCTGGCTGAGCACGCCGCACCTGGCCACCATGCCCAGCGCGCGCCGCGCGGCCTTTGCCGTCAACGAGCGCTCGGCGCATGCGCCGCAGCATTCGGGCAGCTACCAGCGGCTGCGCCACCCGGCCGGCTGCGGTTGCTGCAAGCCGGGCGCAGGCAGCCGCACGGCCGTCAGCCCGGCGGGGGCCAAGAGCTTCCCCAGCGCGCGGCCCTGGATGATTTCGCATTAGATGAGATCACCCCCTACGCGATCGCAGATCGCGCCCCCTTCTGGGGGCACTGCTGGTGGACCGGCTAAGCCGGATCCACGGCAGTCGCTGGGTTGGGGGTGGTACTGCGACGGTTGTTGAGGAGAACGCCATGCTGTTAGGACTTGCGTTGTTGTGGGTGGGGGCTGTGTTGTGCCTCAACGGGTTGTGGCTGATGGGGCGCATTGGCGACAAGGAGATTGCAGTCGTCAACGTGTTCGTGGGCCTGGTCAGCGGGGCGGTGGCCTGGCATTCGGCTTTCGGGCCCACGGCCGATGCCGCCTCCATCAAAGGCGCGGCGCTGACGCTGCTGTTCACGCTGACCTACCTGTGGGTGGCGGCCAACCGCTACAACGGCGCCGATGGGCGCGGCCTGGGCTGGTTCAGCCTCTTCGTGGCGCTGACGGTGGTCCCGGTAGCGCTGGACAGCTTCCACGCCGCCACCACCACGGCCGACATCTGGCTGGCCTGGTGCTGGGCCGCCTGGGCGGTGCTGTGGCTGATGTTCTTCGTGCTGCTGACGCTGCAAAAACCCATCGCCAAACTCACCGGCGCCGTCACCCTGGCCCAGGGCGTGCTGACGGGATGGGTGCCGGGGTATTTGCTGCTGACGGGTGGGTTGGGGTAAGCATCAGATGCGCGATGCTGGACATCAACACTACAATGTCGGCATGCGCACCACCCTGACTCTAGACGAC